ACGCAGATTTCGTAGGAGCAAAAGAAAACCACAATAATCTGTTATAATATACATAAAATAAAAACATTTACGAAACTATATGAATTTTACAGTTTATTCAAAAACAGGTTGTCCATACTGTGATAAGGTCAAGAATGTGCTTGACTTGACAGAACAGAAGTATGTGATTTATACTCTTAATCAGGACTTTACAAGAGAAGAGTTCTATGCAGAGTTTGGGGAAGGATCAACATTTCCACAGGTAATTTGTAATGACAAAAAAATCGGAGGATCAGTCGAAACAATCAAATTCCTCAAAGAACAGAAAATCGTCTGACACAAACATAAATAAACCAGAAGACCACTTTAACCGTGGCATTGAACTTATTCTTAATGGAGGGAAAAGAAAGCAGACTCAACCATTCCACATTATCTTTGAGAAGATAGTTTGCTTTCTGAATCGGGAAGTAACTATCTATTTTGAATTTTCCTTAAAGTCAAGGAAGAAAAAAGTAGTTTCCCGGAGAAAAAGAAATGTTAGCAGTTAGCTTAGTATTCGGTTCATTTCTAACCATATTGTTTCTTATAGTGGGACTTGTAACAGGTTGGGTGGCAAGAGAATATATGATGAACTATCGGGAAATTCCAAGACCACATCCTGAGATGTTTGACCATCAGGGAAACCTGATACCTGACGAAGTAATTGCATTTAATTTTGAGAACTATCATGACTACGACGAAGAAGACGACAGCAGCGACGACTAAAACAAAAACTACCGCAACAAAGAAACCAGCAGCACCAAAGGCAAAAGTAATTGCAGAAGCGATTCCTGAACTTCCTGCAAATCCTTTTATCTTTGAGATCTTTAATGCTGCTTCAAAGCAAAGATCTAATGCTAAGAAGGTAGAGGTTCTTCAAAAGTACTCTCATCCTGCTCTTAAAGCATTGTTCATTTGGAATTTTGATGAGACTATCACATCAGCACTTCCTCCTGGAGATGTTCCATACTCTGCTGTAAATGAGATGGATTCATTCAAAGGAACTTTGAGTGAAAAGATTGCTGATGCAGTTGAAAAAATGGAAGAACTTGGTTCTAATTCACTTGGATCACAAGATCAAGGACGTTCTTCTATTCGTAAGGAATATCAAAAGTTTTATAACTTTATCAAAGGTGGAAACGATGGACTGAGTTCTCTTCGTAGAGAAACGATGTTTATCAACTTGCTTCAAGGTCTACATCCACTAGAAGCAGAGATTATTTGTCTAGTAAAAGATAAAAATCTGGAATCAAAATACAAGATTACAAAAGAAATTGCTTCACAAGCATACCCCGATATTATTTGGGGAGGACGTTCGTGAATCAAGTTATTGATAAAGTACAGGAAAAGCACATGGATCATTGGACATCAGCAGAAAAAGAAACTTGTAAGTCACGTTACGGTTGCGAAATTATGATTGAAAATGGTTCATATTCTGATGTATGTACAAAAGAAGCACCTAATGATGCATACATTATTAAGTATCTTGTAGAAGATAAAATCTGTTTTGACCTTACACGAGGTTCTAAAATTAAACTTTTTGATATGTACTGGGATAAGTTTCGTGAGAACTTGAAGAGTATTGACTTTGGATATGGTAGAATCAATCCAAAACTCTGGGGATATAAATCACCCGAAAAGAAAAAGAGAAAGTGATTTCAAAAATGCTGGGAAAAAATCCCGGCAATTTTTTTACCCCATAAGATTTTATAAAACTGTATCGCATTATACAGTGTAAACTTGCTATATACTTTCAATAGGTCTATAATGACCTTACGTTCATTCGCTATTTGCGAATAGCGAACGGAAGTAAGCCGACTCGGAACGAAGCCGTTCATCTATGGAAGCATTTTTTTTAACTTGCCTTCAAGCTAATTTTATCATTGGAAGAGTAACTACTCATCCAAGATTAGATGCCCAGCAAAAAAATGATATTGTTTGGGAAGTAAAGCAAGTTACAAAAAAAGGTTGTTTCATAGACGCAAAAGCCGACTGAAGGAACGCTCTTTAATTTAAAAACCTAAGGAGAAAACCTAATGTCTAAAGTAGTATATCGCGGCGTTGAATACGATACGCAAAAGCGTTTGGAGTATCAACAGCAGATGATGCAGCAACCCCAACAATACAACGAAACCTATCGTGGTGTTAAGTTTGTAAAGGAGGGGCATAAGTGATGAATACTTATTTTGTGCGTTATCTTAAAACAAAAGCAAAGAAGGAAAAACTTCTAAAAGCGGCTCAAATTAATATGGCAATGCAACCACAAGTTGCTTGAAGTAAAGGAGGGTTGATCCCCTCCTTTTTTTATGTTAAAATAGATCGAGAGAACAATATCTTATGGACAAAGACAAACTAAAACTCATCGTCCGTAATCTGGAACTTTTGGTAGATTCTCTGAAAGCAGAAATTTACTCTGATACACAGAGTTATCTTAACTATGATGAAGTAAAAAAAGGATTACACCACGATTATGACGAAATCTTTGAAGACGATGATGGATACCCGGATTAATAGAGCAAAAAAACTTGTTAAGTTACTTGAAAGACTTGTAAAACAAGAGCATCTCTATACAGCAGAAAAAATCATAGAGATGAAATCACAACTGCGAGTAGTTAAAGAAGAGATCGCAGAATTAGAAAAGAAAACTTCAAAAGGATTTGGTAAATGAGCGTAAAACTAATTAGTGTAACACCCGATGCTGAGCAAACAATGGCATATGTTGCTAGGGTCTCTAATCCTAGTAACCAAGACAATGAGAACTATGCAGGGTTACTGCGTTATTGTATTAAGCATAATCATTGGTCTGTTTTTGAGCAGGCATTTATGACGCTGGAAATTGAAACAAATCGTGGTATAGCAGCTCAAATTTTGCGTCATAGATCATTTACATATCAGGAATTTTCGCAACGCTATGCAGATTCATCTCTTCTAGCAGATTACATTCCAGTTCCAGATCTTCGTCGTCAGGATACAAAGAATCGACAAAATTCGATTGATGATATTGGAGATTATGAAAAACTAACACTTCAAAGCAAAATTCAAGAGCATTTTGCGGAAGGTATGCGCCTCTACAAGGAACTTCTCTCTCACGGAGTGGCAAAGGAGTGTGCAAGGTTTGTATTGCCCTTAGCAACGCCCACACGTATCTATATGACCGGTTCTTGCAGGTCATGGATACATTATATCAATCTTCGTTCTGCAAACGGAACTCAGAAAGAACATATGGACATTGCTCTGGAATGTAAGAATGTGTTTTCCGAACAATTCCCAACAGTTGCAGAAGCTCTTGAATGGATCTAAATAAAATATCTTGAAATTATAACAATGCCAACGTACCCCGTAGTGAATACAAAAACTGGTGAACAGAAAGAAGTGGAAATGAGTATCCACGACTGGGACCAGTGGAAAAATGATAATCCAGACTGGACTCGTGATTGGTCCGACCCATCAACTTGCCCTAGTGCAGGAGAAGTTGGTGAATGGAAGGATAAACTCGTTGCAAGAAATCCTGGTTGGAATGACATTTTACATAAAGCATCAAAAGCACCTGGTTCAAAAGTAAAAAAGATCTAATATGGCAAGAAGAAAAAGAGGCAACACTGATCAACCAATCGGAGTTGGTTTGACCGCAAAACAAATGAAGAGGAGAAAGCCTCTGAGTTCTGATTACTTAATTGATATTGAACCTCTTACAAATAATCAAAAAAGACTTTTTGATTCTTATACTGAGGGTAAGCATCTAGTTGCTTACGGTTGTGCTGGAACTGGTAAAACCTTTATTACTCTTTATAATGCCCTTCAAGATGTTCTGGATGAACAATCTCCTTATGAAAGAATCTATTTGGTTCGTTCTCTTGTAGCAACTCGTGAGATTGGATTTCTTCCTGGATCTCATGAGGACAAAGCAGATATTTACCAGATTCCTTATAAGAATATGGTGAAGTATATGTTCCAAATGCCTTCTGATGCAGACTTTGAAATGCTTTATGGTAACTTAAAGTCACAAGAAACTATCAAGTTTTGGAGCACCTCATTCCTTCGTGGAACTACTCTTGATAATTCAATTATTATTGTAGATGAATTTCAGAATTTAAACTTTCACGAACTAGATTCAATTATTACTCGTGTTGGTGAAAATACTAAAATTTGTTTCTGTGGAGATGCTTCTCAGTCTGATTTACAAAAAACAAATGAGCGCAATGGTATCATAGACTTTATGTCAGTGTTGCGTAAAATGCCTTCATTTGATATAATTGAATTTGGTGTAGATGATATTGTTCGTTCTGGACTTGTCAAAGAATACATTCTTGCAAAAATGGATGCTGGTTTTTAATGTTTAATCACATTGATATTGATCTCCCTCAGTTGGAGCGTGAAACAATTGATGGTGTAAGGTACTACAAAGTACCCACAGAAGAAGAACTCCTCCGACTGGTCTCCATCACTTCGGTGACCAGTCATTTTAATAAAGAAATTTTTATTAACTGGCGCAAAAAAGTTGGAGAAGAAGAAGCAGAGCGTGTTACAAAAGCGGCAACAAGTCGTGGAACTGATATGCACCTTCTAGTAGAACATCATCTTAAAAATGAAAGTCTTCCAGAAGTTCAACCAATCTCAGATTTTCTTTTTAAAATTGCAAAAACAGACCTGAACCGTATAAATAATATTTACGCCCTAGAAGGGTCCCTATATAGTAAGCAATTAGGTATTGCTGGGACAGTTGATTGTATCGCTGAATATGACGGCGAGTTAGCAATAATTGACTTTAAAACTTCTAAAAAACCAAAACCACGAGAGTGGATCGAACATTATTTTGTTCAATGTATGGCATATGGATGTATGCTTTACGAACTGACTGGTATTTCAGTTAAAAAACTTGTAATCATTATGGCTTGCGAAAATGGAGAATGCGTCGTTTATGAAGAAAGAGACAAATCAAAGTACATCAAACTTCTCACAGAATACATTAGAAAGTTTGTTAGAGATAAACTGGAACTCTATGGAACCAAATAAAGAACTAGAACAGGCAATAGAAAATAAGTTTTTAACACCTTCTAAATTTGCTCTTGAAATTGAGAACATTGTTGCATTAGAAGGTTTTAATTATATTGATGCAATCTGCCACTATTGTGAAATCAATTCACTTGAGGTAGAATCGGTTACGAAACTTATTTCAAAACCACTAAAAGAAAAGTTAAAGTGGGACGCAACTCGTCTTAACTTTATGAAGAGAACTTCGAGAGCAAAATTGCCTTTATGATTGTGACTCCATTTGAAACTTATCAACATTATTTGTCACTCAAAAATCATTTCACAAATCCAAAATACGACTTCTTTAAATATGGCGCGAAAACTCGCGCCAGTATTACATCCTTTAACAAAAGGCGTGATAAATACTGGTTCGAAAAGACTTCACGCAAGTATTCTGATAAAGAAGTCGTAGATTTTTTAGTATCAAACTTTGTAGCATCAGATTCCCCTAGTAACTTATGGATTGGAGAAATTATCAATTCTGGCGAAAGAACTTACGCAGAATGGATGCGGAGACAACAGAGTTTGACTTACTTGTTCAAAGAACAAAGCAACGAATTGTTCTCGGAGAACGAATTACAGGATGTTTTCAACTGTTCCAAAGGACATCCGAAAGTTCTCAAAAAGTTTCTAAGCGGGCAATTGTCGCTAGAAACTTTCACAATATACGAAAAAATATTTGGTTTCTCAAAAACTTTTGATAAGAAACTTGATGATCCTGTGTGGGAAACCGTAAGTTTGAAATTAAAAAAATATATGCCATTCCTAAATATTGATGTGTTCTCTTTTAAAAAGATTTTACGGGAAATCATAGATGAGTAACTTTTTTGACTCCGATATTATTCAAGAAGAACTGAAAGAAATCAACAAGTTGCAAGAGGAGATTTACGGAAGTATTCTCACTTTTGGTATGATGGACCGTGAAACAAAACTGGAACATATTGAAAAACTGGAGCTCTTGCTAGAAAAGCAGAGAGTGATGTATACTAGGTTATCCCTTTCAGACGACCCAACAGCGGTCGAAATGAAAGAGAATCTACGCAAATCAGTTGCCCTGATGGGTTTTCCACCAGAAACTGATCTGCAAGTTTTATTCAGTAGTATGAACAAAACAATCGAATCCCTCAAGCAATATATTGACCGCTGAGGAAATCCCTGTTATACTATCCGAGTAATCCCCCGAATCCAATTAATCCGAGGTAATCCAAATGTCGTTTTCCGACCTTAAAAAGCAATCTAAACTTGGCAATCTTACTGCCAAACTGGTTAAAGAAGTTGAAAAAATGAATAATGCAGGTGGCGGTTCTTCTGATGACCGTCTCTGGAAACTGGAATGTGATAAGAGTGGCAATGGTTATGCCGTTATCCGTTTCCTGCCTGCTCCGAATGGTGAGGACCTGCCATTCGTGAAACTTTACAGTCACGCATTCCAAGGTCCTGGTGGTTGGTATATTGAGAACTCTCTAACTACTCTGGGTCAGAAGGATCCAGTTTCGGAACTGAACTCCGAACTGTGGAACAACGGAACCGATGCTGGTAAGGAACTGGCACGTAAGCAGAAGCGTAAACTGACTTACATTTCTAACATCTACGTTGTGAAAGATCCTGCTAATCCCTCCAACGAAGGTAAAGTCTTCTTGTTTAAGTATGGTAAGAAGATCTTTGACAAACTCACCGCTGCAATGCAACCTGAGTTTGAAGATGAGGAAGCAATTGATCCGTTTGATTTTTGGCAGGGTGCTAATTTCAAACTGAAAGCAAAGAACGTTGCTGGTTATCGTAACTATGATTCCAGTGAGTTTGCCGCTGCTTCTACTCTACTAGACGATGATGATGCAATGGAAGCAATCTGGAAGAAGCAATATTCTCTTGCTGAACTTGTTGCTGCTGATCAGTTCAAGACTTATGATGAACTGAAAAAGCGTCTAGACTATGTTGTTGGTAACAAGGGCACTCCTCGTTATCAGGATCCTGAAGATCTTGATGAAGAAGATAACACTCGCGGTTCTGTCAAGGATCTTGATGACGATCTTCGCAGTGAACTCAACAACCTTCAACCCACCCGCCGAGTTTCTACTCCTGTGGTTGAGGAAGATGAGGACGATGATGCACTCAGTTACTTCGCCCGCTTGGCAGAAGACTGATCAGGTGCTATAATGAGGGGAGTGGACCTCCCCTCTTTTTTTATGAAATCTGATTACTATATTGATAGGATTTCTAAGAAGGATGCGAAAGAACTTCTACTGACCTATCATTATCTAAAAGATTTTTCAAAAGGTTACAAATCAGGATATAACTATGGTTTGTTCCGAAAGAATGACTTTTCTCCCTTGAATATTGGAGGACCAGTCGGCGTTTGTATTTTTACTGGACTTCCAGTTCCAGAAGTAGCACAAGGAGCATTTGGACTAGCAAGAAATGAACAAGAAGGACTCTTTGAACTTTCACGACTTTGCATACACCCTGACACCCAACAGGGAGAGTATAATATCACTTCTTGGTTCGTTTCAAGAGCGATTAAACAGTTACGAAAGGATACAGAAGTTAAAGCAATCATCTCTTACGCTGATAACGATTTTCATACTGGCACAATCTATCGCGCTTGTAACTTTAAGTATTGTGGTCTTACAGATGCAAAAAAAGATTTCTATTATGCAGACGGCACCAAACATTCAAGAGGTAAAATGAAAGGTGCTGCAGGAGAGTGGAGAGAACGCTCCCGCAAGCACCGATATGTGATGATGTTTGATAAGAATCTAAAACTCTTATGGACCGATGAGACGAGTGTTCTCAGTGCGGATTAGTTTCTTGTCAACATACTGAGAACTTCTATCATAATGCATAATCACTCTCATATCATTTAAGAATTGTTGTAAATATCCAGATTTTAAAATATAAATTTCTCTTTTATCTTCATTCAAATTTATTTCATATTCATAATTTGTGACTCCTATAACTGGATTTATTTCTCCAGTAGAGTCTGGTGTAAAAACTTGATTATCATAAGCACCAACACCAATATAAGTTGATCCAGAAGAAACGGTTATTTTAAAATTAGAGTCAACTTTTTGTCCTTTTGGTAGAATGAGTCTACCTTTTTGATCTTTAACTTCTATTGTTTCATAATGATGAATCGCATTTAAATTTTGAGTAGTATATTTGTTTTCTGCATAAACATATAGATCACGATTTGATAGTGGCCACTGATCTCTAACGTTTATAATTCCAGCAGTTAACAGAACAACCCAATCATAATCTGCTTGACCATAAACTAATTGAGCAACAGTATCTGGTCTACCACCTTCTTGAATTTGAAATTTATTAAACAGAGTTGCTTTATCTTGTAACCAGTCTAAAAGTTTAACTCTACGAAATAAATTTTTAACCCTTACATAATCTTGTGAAGAGTTTTTATGAGGGAGTGGAGACTGATATTCTAAATCTGGTAGTTCTCTGAAATATGGCATTTTAGTAACCTACTCCATCCATTGCTTCTGGTTGATCATAATCTTCACTGTAAACAGGATTAATTTCTTTAAACGTTAAAGACATTTGCAAATGAACTGGTGCTCCATCTTCATATGTTGCATAAGTTCCTGATGCTGTATAATTTACAGAAATGTCAGTTAATGCACAAGGTTTGAATGTATTTAAAAAACTATGTTTTGCAGGTCCTGTTTTATAAGTCAGTTGATAAACGCTTGGAGCACTAATAAAAAGACCAGCATTTGTATTACTGCCCGTTCCTGCACCACCATTTCTGGCAGACATTGTTTGCTTTAAAACTTTAATTATACCTTTGATTTCTTCTGCTTCCTGTCTAGATCTAGGAGCAAGGTCAAATATAAATGGGAAAGATCTTAAATTAACACCTTGAAAAAGCAATTCTAAGTTTGAATTTAAAACTTGGCCAGTTGCTCTTGATATTAAAGATTCTGGACTAACGTTAGTGCCAAGCACATTAACTGCTCTGGCAGTAACATATGCGCTTAAAGCATTTTTTTGATCGGTAGTAATATTTGGTAAATTTTTTAAATTGTTAACTGCTTTGGTAAAAGCGGCTGATGGTCCTTCCTTAATACCAGATTCACCCAATGCTATTAATGCACCTTCAATAGGATTAATAGTATCATCTCCCCAAGTTACTGAGTTTGTATCACTAATATTCTGTGGTATTGGTAAAATAATATAATGAGTTGGACTAACTTTATTTGCTTTTTGTCGTTGCTGCATTGTTTTTGTTTGAACTGGCGGACCAAGTTCAAAACTACCACCAATATAATCAAATATTTTAATCTCTAAGTAATCAGAAGTATTATCTAATCTTTTTAGTGGATATCTAAAAGTTGTTTTACCACCACTTTTGTTTTGTGATGTGGTTGCACCTGCATAAGCATTTGCATATGCATTTTGAGTGGATGCGATAGTAGATGCTTCACTCCCTATTGGAGCCCCGACATTGAGTGGCATTTATAATACTTTTTTAGTTATTTATTCGGAAATTTGCAAAAGGTATTGCTTGTAAGTCTTTTATTTCTGATGGGTAAACTTCATACAAAGACCCTACCACTTCATTCCAAGTGTATTGGCGTACTTCTCCCCAATGCATATTCAACCCTTTGAATCCCCATTGAAAGACATCCGTTACTGCAACTAATGGATTTTGATCGTATCTTAGTTGTGGTGTTTTCGCGTTATAAACAAAAATATAAAATTTACCTGCCTGAGGAACTTTTCCACTTTCCGAAACTACTTCCAGAAGTTCCAACATTAAATCATCACCGCTTTCTTTTCCTGTGATTCCATTAAGAACAGAACGAACTCGGTTTTGATTGCTATCAGTGTCTGTTGGTTGTTTCTTTGCTTTTTGTTCGGCAAGTTTTCTTTTTTGGGATTGGAGAAGAGTCTCTCTCTTTTCTGCCATTACTTGATACCTAGTTCGTTTTCTGTTAGAACTTTAAATTCATAACCACGATCTGCACACCATTCTCTTGCTGCTTCCCATTTTGCTTGATTTTTAGCATATTCATATGCTTCACTGATATATCCTTTTGTTTGCCTTTTTTGTTTTGGTGGAGGAACAGTTTGTCTTTTTGGTTTGATCTCAATCACATATTTTTTAATTGAACCATTTTCTTCTTTTACCTTAATAATGAAGTCGGGAAAATATCTATGAACTTTTCCATCTATTGGTGATCTATATGGAATACATTTCTCTTCTGATGCCCATTCTAATACTTTTTCATTTAAATCACAATAAACACAAAACTTTCTTTCCCATAAAGAACGATATATGATGTTTGTTGGATCTCCTTTGTATTTTTGTGGATAAGATGGTTTATATTTTCCCTTGTATGACATCTAAATAACTAAAATACTCATAATAGGTATTTAGAGTGCCTGCACCAAGACCAAGGAAAATATCAGAGTTTAAACCACTTTTTACCAATCTTGCACAAACCTCACATTATCAGGTAATTTTTGGTGGATTATCTGGTTCATTAAGATCTTATCTTAGACTAAGAGGAGTTGATTCTCGTTTTATTGGAGAATCCGTTGGATTGCTTTGCAATTCTGCTTCTTTGCCAGGAAGTTCTTTTGCAACAGCAGATATTGTTGGTAATTATACTGGAGTTGCCGAAAAAATGGCACATACCAGAACATTTACCCAAATTGATTTAGAATTTTATGTTGACAGATCTTATAGAACTATAAAATTTTTAGAGCACTGGATGGAATTTGTGAGTAGTGGATCAAGAGAACAACCATATCAAGATGGATATTATTTTAGAATGAGATATCCTGATGAATATAAATGTAATGCAACAAGAATTGTAAAATTTGACAGAGATTATAAAAATTATATTGAATATACTTTCTATGGATTATTTCCATTAACTTTAAATTCTACTGCTATATCTTATGAATCGTCTGGAATTTTAAAGGCAAGTGCTTCTTTCAGTTATGAAAGATATGTTTGTGGGAGAACTTATAGCATTGATATTGCTAGAAATGCAGATAATAACTTAGTACCAGAGTTGGCAACTAATTTCTTAAATGAAACAAATTTAAATAAACCAGTTTATGTTCCAGTATCTCCTGGTGCAGCGTCTGCAAGTGGAGTTAGATTTAGACCAGTCAATGTTTCAACTGGTGAAGCAATAGTTACTGGTCAACTTTATAATACTCTTTCGGGAGGAATTTCAAACGGATATTTCAGTTCCAGTAAATCAAGTTCGACTAATTCGGTAATTGGAACTAGAAGAGTGATCTAAATATTTTTATCTGAATTGTAAGGATTATTATGCCTTTACCCAAAATTTCCACACCAACTTATGAGTTGGAAATTCCTTCGTCAAAAAAGACGATTAAATATAGACCTTTTCTTGTTAAAGAAGAAAAGGTTTTAATTATTGCAATGGAAAGTGAAGATAGTAAGCAGATTGCAAACGCAGTTAAAGAAGTTATTTCTGCTTGCATTTTAACAAGAGGTGTAAAAGTAGAAGAACTTTCTACTTTTGATATTGAATATCTTTTTCTAAACATTCGTGGTAAATCTGTTGGTGAAGATGTAGAAGTTTTAATTACTTGTCCAGATGATAATATTACTCAGGTTCCCACATTAATCAATCTTGATGAGATTAAAGTTCAAGTTTCTGATGATCATTCAAGAGATATTAAACTAGACGATAATCTAATCCTAAGAATGAAATATCCTTCAATGGATGAGTTTATTAAGAGTAATTTCACTGCTGGAACTGAAATTGGTGTAACAGAAACTTTTGATCTTATTGCTTCTTGTATTGAACAGGTTTATTCTGAAGAAGAATCTTGGTCTGCAAAAGATTGTACTAAAAAAGAACTTTTAGAATTTATTGAACAATTGAGTTCAAAACAATTTAAAGAAATTGAAACTTTCTTTGACACGATGCCAAAACTTTCTCATACTATTAAAGTTAAAAATCCAAAAACCGATGTTGAAAGTGAAGTTGTATTGGAGGGACTTACTTCTTTTTTCGGGTAAGTATGGCTCACGAAGATCTTGAGTCATACTACAAGGTTAATTTTGCCTTAATGCAACATCATAAATATAGCTTGACAGAGTTAGAAAATATGATACCTTGGGAGAGAGAAATTTATCTTTCTCTTCTCAAACAGTATATTGAAGAGGAAAATCTAAAACAAGGAATAAATGGCTGAGATAAAATCGCCACTATCGGGAGGATTAAGAGTTGCTAGAAAAACGGTGTCTGCGGATGCTTTCAGAGCAGCAGCAGCGCCACCTCCTGCTCAGCCAGATCCAGTTACAACATCATTAATACAAAGAAACTCATTAGCACTAAACACGGTTTCTGAACAGTTATCTGCATTAACGCAACAAGTTAACTCATTAAACGTTGCGATGCAGAATGTTTATGGGAATGTTATCCAAAGTGCTGCATTAGAAAGAAGACAAACTGCTCAGGAACAAGATCAAGAAAGAAGACTTGCTGAGCAACAATTAAGAGAAGGAAAAGAGAGTATTATTGAAAGAAAGATACAAAATGCTCTTGTATATCCTGTACAAAAAGTTGCAGCGAAAGCATCATTTACTCTTTCTCGTTTGATGCAATTTTTTACCACTCTTCTGGGTGGTTGGTTATTGCAGCAAGGTATAGAGACTATCAAGGCTCTTGGTGACGGAAATAGGCAAAAGTTAGAAGAAATTAAAAATAGTGTCATTAAAAATCTTGGCATTATTGGTGGAGTATATGCTGGAATTAGGTTTGGATTAACTTCTGTATTCAATATACTAACAAGAGTTGCTGCTAGGGTTACAACTGCTGTTGCAGTTGGATTATTTTTAAGACCAGTTCAAGCACTTCTTGATGGTGTTAAAGGTGCAGCAAATAGAATTATACCTAAAATAAAAAATATTCTTCCTGGATTTTCAAGATCTGGTGGTGGGGGGAATCCACCTCCTGCTGGTGGAAATCCACCTCCTGCTGGACCAGCAAGAACAGTAGCAGAAGCAGAACAAAGAGTTTCGGGGCAAGGAATAAACAGATTTGGATTGACTTCTATACTTACTGGTGCCGCATTAGGGACTGGTTTAGACATTGCTGGAGGAGAAGATCCTGCAAGAGCAGCAGCAGGTAATCTTGGTGGTGCCACTATGGCAGCAGGTGCAGCAAATCTATTCTCAAGATTTGCACCAGGTCCTCTTAAACTTCCCGCTGCTCTCGCTGCTGGATTTTTTAGTTATGGTCCAGCAACAGATTTGTTCAAAGGATTTTATGATAAGTCAACTGAAATGTTTAGTGGTGGAGCATTTGGTGGTCCAGGTGTAGATAAAAACTTACTATCACAAACATCACAAAACAAAATTACAAATATTGCTTTTGGATCTAATAATTTAATGGGTGATGGAAAACAAACTTCCGATGTTGCATCACAATCTGAAAATCAAGATTTTAGCAAACCAGCACAATATGGAGAAATTAATGTTGCTCAGTTGATGGGTGTAGAAGGAATTAACTTACAAGATGCATTTAGTTCTTCTACATTAAAGACTCCCATTGCTGATATAACTCCAATAAAACAGGAAGCAACAATGAAGGCAGAAAGTGTTGGTCCTTTACCAGAACCAGCACCGACAATTATTCCATTACCAATGGGCGGAACACAAGTTGCCGCAAAACAAGGAGCATCTGGTCAAAATACTGGACCAGCAAACAATGTTCCAAGTATTGATCCAGAAAATCATAATAATTTTTATGTTGTTTATGCTCACTCAGTGTACAATGTACCGATGACATAATATGGCACAAAATCTTCAAGGGACTTTAATAAAATCAACAATAGGTGTAGATAAAATTAAAAAGTCTGTAATGACTTTTAATAAGAGTATTAACACTACTCAAAAAACGGCAATGAAGATTAATACTTCACTGTCAAATAGTAATCGCCAAAAACAACAATCAATAAGACTTTCCGTATCCAACTTTCAGAAAAGGAGAGAAGCAGTTAGAAGAAGAGAAAGAGAAGATATAATTGAAGCATCTGGAATTAGTGGGGCAATTAGAAGACAGGGTAAAGTAATATCATCTAGCACAAAAGGTTTTCTTGGTAGAATATTAGATTTTATTGGAACTTTAATGGTTGGTTGGTTATTAAATAATCTTCCAACAATTATTAGACTTGGTGAACAACTCATAACGAGAATGGGTAAATTGTATGTTGTTTTAAGATCTTTTGTGGGTAACGTTACAACTATACTTTCTGGATTTGGAAGTCTTTTAACGGGAACTTTTAGAAATTTAATTGCTTTTGATTTCAGTACTCAGAAGCAATTAATTGATAGTAGTTTGTCTACAATTCAAAATGGAATGTTAGGTATTGAAATGGACTTTAATAGAGCAATAGATCTTCTTTCTCAACCACTTGATCTTGGATTTGATGAACTAGATATTCCAGAAGAAAGGGGTGAAGCACCACCTGCTGCACCAGAAGATGTTCCTACTGGTGCTGGTGGTATGCAGGCAATATTAGATGTAATTGGTGATGCAGAATCCCCTGGAAAGGGATATACTGCAATTGCACCCGGAGATTATAATCCAAATCTTACAAAAATGACAATTGCAGAAGCAAATAAGGCAATTGGTGTTAAAGGTGGTAGAGGTGCAATTGGTAGATATCAACTTACAAACCCAATAGGTCAAGCAAGGGCAGCAGGTCTAAATCCTGATAAAGATTTGTTTAGTCCAGAAAATCAAGATAAGATAGCACTTCACTTAATAAAATCAAGGGGTGTTACTCTTGATATGATCAAGAATAATCCAGAAGAAGCATCGGTTCGTTTGAGTGCTGAATGGGCAGGTCTTCCAATGTTGAAAGTTTCAGGCCCATACGCAAGAAAAGTCGGAGATAGTTATTATCAAGGTTATAATGGAAATAGATCGACAATTTCTGTTGATAGACTAAGAAAAGCATTTTCTCAGGCAGTTACTACACCAGCAACAACACCAACACCATCTACTCCATTACCAAGATCTCGTGTCAAGGATGAGATTAATGTATCTGGTCCTTCTGGTGGAACACCCTCTGTTGGTCTTTCGGGAGGTGGTGGTAATTATGGAGCATATAGATCATCTACAAGAAGTCATGCAGGTATTGACATAGGAACTAGCGGACAGAAAGGATGGTTAGTTGGTTTTAAATCATCTGGAGTAGTAACCTATGCTGGTCAAGGTGGTGGATATGGAAATCTAGTCATCATTAAATCTGGTAATACTGAATATTACTTTGCACACCTTGCAAGAATCTTTGTTAAACTTGGACCCTATAATGGAGAAGTGATTGGAGAAATTGGAAATACTGGTTCTGGTTATGGAATACACTTACACTATGAAGTTCGCCCAAATGGAAGACCAATTGATCCAAAACCATATTTAAATCTCTTAGATATTGGAAGACAGACTATTGCACCCCAAACTGCTGCAAAACCAGCAACTCCAACAGGAATACAAATTGCTAGTGCAACACCAGCATCGACTCAAACTGCAACACAAGTCACACCAGAAAGAAAGGGTCAAACTATATTAGTACCAATGCAAGAACCAACACAAGTTGCACAGGCACCTGCACCATCTTCCAGAGGTGGTAGTGGTTTAAGTGGATCAAGTTCTGATAAAAGTGGATTAAATAGATATATCGAACAAAGTCAGTATCTTTCCCTAGCGTAATTATAAATGGCAGCAATCGACAGGTCAATATACGAAACACTTATTCTCGAGTCAAGAGATGGCAAAAAAACTGTCGATGTTAGATTAGGAACAGTATCTATCGATTATTATGAGGACATTTTTTCACCAACAGTTACCGCAACAATAGTGATTACAAACTCTGGTAACTCTGTTCCAAAATCAGATAATCAAGGCAATCCAGATCTCGTTTGTATGACACCTGATGGTGAAATGCAATCAATTTATCAGGGTCTTCCTCTAAGAGGTGGTGAAAAGGTTTCTATTAAAATAGCAGGAAATTCTCCAACTAATCCTGGATTAGATTTCGCAACTAATCCAGAAGATAATCTTTATGTTTCGAGTATTGGGAATGTTATTAGTGAAAACCAAAGGGAGACATTTGTTTTATACCTATCTTCAAAAGAAGCAATTATAAATGAAACTCAAAATGTTACTAAAAAGTATCCAACTTCATCCCCAATATCAGCATCTGCCGAAAATATAATTAAAGAATATATTAGAACCAATAAACCAGTTCAAATTGATCAAACCTCAAATAAGTATGGATTTGTAGGTAATTCAAAAAAACCATTTAGTCTTTTAGTAACTTTAGCATCAAAGTCAGTTCCAGAGATATCAAAAGAAAATTCAACTGCTGGATTTGTTTTCTTTCAAACAAAAGACGGTTTCTTTTTTAAATCCTTGGATAGTTTAATTACACAAGAACCAAAGGCATCTTACACTTATACTGAAATTAACAAACATTCTTCCGAAAGAAATAATGATTTTAATATCTTATCATATACTACAAGTAAAAATCAAAAATTATTAGAAAATCTAAGAATGGGGGCATTTGCGTCTGAAAGAATTGTTTTTGATCCTTCAACTTTTAGAACAACCATTATAAACTTTGATAAAAATCAATATGCTGGAAAATCAAAAAATCTTGGAACAAAGATAGAACCTCCTAAGATTTCTTTTTCAGATGCGGTTGATCTAGATCTCGGAGAAACTACATCAAGAATAGTTGCAACGATTGCAGACATTGGAACATTTGATCCAGAAGTTTCATTAAATCAAAATGCAAACTCAATAAATTATCAGGCACAATCTCTAATGAGATATAATACATTGTTTACGCAAGTATTAAATGCAACTATTCCATCAAATACAAATTTGAGAGCAGGAGATATTATTGAGTGCCAGTTTCCAAAAACAACTATTTCTAAAAAGAAAGAATTTGATCAGGAACAAAGTGGTCTATATATGATTAAAGCATTGTGTCATCATTTTGATACCACTGGATCATATACATCTTTGAAACTAATTAGAGATACTTTTGGAAAATTCGGAACTAATAATAAGGTAGATTAAGGAATGTTAGATCAGTCTCTAATAAAAAGTAATTTTATAGGAAAAGATGGATTTATATGGTGGATTGGACAAATTCCACCAGAGGAAAATCATCAAGGACAAATTAATGGTGCTGGTTGGGGACACAGATATAAAGTTCGCATTTTAGGATATGATTCTCCTAGAACATCAGAACTTTCAAATGATGAACTTCGTTGGGCGCAAGTTATGCTCCCAACAACCGCTGGATCTGGTGCAGCAAACCAGGCAACAACTGTCTCAATCTCGCCAGGTGATTGGGTTTTTGGATTTTTCTTAGATGGATCACCAGATTATAGTTTACCAGTAATCCTTGGTGTATTTGGCAGAACATCACTAGTTGGAACTAATCAATACATAGCACCTTTTCAACCCTATACTGGATATACAAATAAGGTTGATAATGATGGTGCTAACCTCATAAAAAATGAGGCAAATGAAAATAATGCGAATTCGCAAAAATCACCAAGACACGTATCACCAAATCAAGCAAAGAAAATTGGTCCAGATGAAAGATCTTATTATAGTGCAATTGGAGACACTATAAAAGCAGCAACTGGATCTACTTCAAGTACAATTGAAAAAATATCAACTGAAGTTGATAACTTTGTAAATAAAATACAATCAATTTCTGATAATGTAACCGGAGCAATTGGAAAAACAAAAGCATTAATTAACGCAGAAATTGCAAACATAACAGCAAAAATACAAAAAATTGCAAGTGGAATTGTTAATAATGTAATTAACAATTTATATAAAGCATTAGAACCAGTATTAAACGCTGGATTGAAATTGCTTTATAAAACAGTTTATGCAATTGTTTTTGCCGCAACTCAAAATGATCCAATAGCACATCAGGCAGGAGTTGCAGCACAAGCAGCAATGATCGCACCAGTTCAAGCAATTGAAGAAGCGTTGCCTTGCATTGCCAATTCAATATTAGGATCTATTGGTAATGTAATTAAAAATCTTTTAAGTTCAGTTGCAGATAATGTTGCTAATTTTGTGAGTTGTATTTCAGAACAATTTATTGGCGGGTTATTAAATCATATCATTGGTGGAATAGATTCAATACTTACACCTCTTCTTGGTGGAGTTGAAAAGATTTTAATGGGATTTAATCTAATTTCATTTTTGAGATCAAGTGCAGAAGGACTATTAAGTAGAAATTTCAGACGCTCTTGTAATGAAATTGCTCCAAATTATAATTCCCCAACAAATCAGTGGGTTATTGGCAAAGGTGCAAAAGAAGAACCTGGTATTCCTATAAACGCTATTTTAGAATCTGCTAATCTAGCAGCATCGATAGCAGAATCTTTCATCAATACGGGAGAAGCAATAGATGACTTTGTAAAAGATGTTGGATCTCTTGACTTCTTAGGAAAAGGATTCTCAAATCCAGGATTCAAAGGTCTCGTTTCCGATTGTTATGGTGGTCCACCATTAAATTGTGGAGGAGTTAAAGTTAAGATATTTGGAAGCAATGGATCAGGAGCATCTGCAAGAGCAATTATTGGTTCATTAGTTGGTGATGGACCAATTGTAACTGGAAGTATTGTTGGATTTGAAATAGATGATGGTGGGTCTAATTATGATTTCCCACCATTTGTAGAAATTATTGATGATTGCAAACAAGGATATGGGGCTGTGGCAAGATCAGTCATAGATTATGATGAAGAGTCTCCAACTTATGGACAAGTGATTGAAATTTACATTGTTTCTGAGGGTGAAAATTATCCTGTTAGTGGAACAGTTGAAGCAACGAGTCCAGAACCACCGTATGTTATTGATGATATTGTTATTATTGAACCTGGAACTGGATATACGAATACCGATACAGTTATAAATGTATCTACTCTTGATGCTGTTGGTATTTCCACTACGAGTCCTATTTCATATAAAATACAGGTTGGTGATAATGGAGAGATTACTAAAGTATTCCCAATAAATAGTCAATTGAATAATGTTTTAGAAGTTAATGATTTGCCAGTTCTTAAAGTGATAAGTGAAACTGGTTATGGAGCAACTCTCAAAGCAAGACTAAAACCGAGAAAACAATATCAAGGTGAAGTTAAACAACAAATAGATTGTATCGGTAAGTAATATGGCACAAAGACCTTTCGAAAAACAAAATTGGCAAAGAAGAAAGTATCATTCTTTTAGTCCTCATTTCAGAATTGATACTGGTAACCCTCAAATGGGTTTAAATGGTAGTGATGTTTATAATTTATATGGTGTAAATGATGAAAGAGATGTTTCTCTTGTAGGAATGTCTTTTGGTGGAATGTTTCATATTTACAATGATCAATCGATTGAAATTATAGGTGGTCAAAAAAGTACCACAACTGGAGTTGATATTATTATTACTGGAAAAAATGGTGATATCT